TTATCTTTGAACTGCAACGTTTTGACCGCCAACCATTAAGCAACCACATTCAACCATCTTTTGCATCTGTTCATCTAGTTGCACCATTATATCATGAATTGTCCTTAAATTGGCGCTAGGTTCATGCCGACAGATAAACAAGGGCAAGTCATTCCGAGTGTAATAGTAGCTCATACTGCCAACCACCCCAATACCCTCTTTGTGTAGCTCAACTTTGCCAGTCTCATTAAGAGTTAAATAATATTGCTCATTGATTCGCGCTGGTGCAAATTGTTCCATCTGACTCGCTCCCACTTTTGTTCTGTTCTCATCTTACAACAGATAATTTTTGAATTACATTCTTGACATGGTATTTATCGACTATTAATTGCTTGCGCTTATTAAAGTGGCCAAAAATTGAAATTGGTGCATTCTCTTCTGCTAGGTAAACGAAGTTAAACGCATCTTTAGCGACTAGACAGTTATAGGATTGATCATCCGTTTTAAGCTCAAACCGCACTAGATACGGGGTAAAGCTGATAACTTTAACGGTGCTGTTGATCGTGCCTTTTAAACTAATGTATTCCATTTCAACCACTCCTTTGCGTTTTAATTATACGAACATACATTCGTATTTGTCAAACGTTTATTGTATAATAATTGCGAGGTGATCAGATGACGACACTCATACTCGTTGCCGGTTGTTAAAGACCGGTTTAATGACCCTTATAATTTTTATCTAGAAGAAATGGACGGCGCTACTTACAGTCATGGGCTGGGAGTGGTTGCCTTTGAGCGGATTAAGGAATACAGGGACGTGCTACGCAAACTACTTGATAATAAGATGAAGGTTGAATACCGCGGTTTCAAGCATAAAAAATAAGCCTAACCCACAATTTAGTGAGTTAGGCTTATTTAATGTCCTATGTTAGTCAAATGATACCCAAACATTATTGGCTGTGCCAACTGGATGTACCGGCATCCATACCGAATCACCATTATTGGTTGTCCAGTGGCACCAAACATAACCGTCACGAACTGCAACGCGATCATAGTAGATGGTTGTCCACGCTGGTAATTTGCCTGCGTACGGTGCACTAAGTAACGGCGTCCCACGGCGGGCTTGGATTGGTTGGTCGCCGTTAGTAAAGTGCCAGTTTTCCGCCCATTCATTTTGATTACTTGGTGTAGTTGGTGTGGGCTTTGATGGCACGGTTGCGGTGCCATCTTCAGGCAATCCAGTCTGTAAGTCATGTGCTAACTTCTGTTTTGTCACCCCGAACCGGGCAAGATAATCGTAGGGATCGGTGTGGTTACCCCAAATATTGTTGGTGACCCATAAGTGTGTCTTAATCCCACGGCCGTTACCATCTAGTGTGAGCGGAATACCATATTTGATTGCGCTATTGCGGGCTAAGTTGACATAAGCTGCATAATCTTTGGCGAACTGGACCTTGTCGTACGTGTGGGCTAACTCGATTTGAACAGGTGAACCGGCGTTGGCAACGGCCCCCGCACCCCATGCTTGATAGCCCTCAGTACCTCCAGCGAAAACTTTACCGCCATCGCCAACATAATACTGCACATAAGATTGTGTGGACAGCCAAGCACGTTTTAAATAGCTGGCGTTTTCCCAAGCCTTAGATTCGGTGCCGACATCATGCAGAATAATATAATTGTTGCTAGTCTTGTATGCGGACCCTTCATTGTCCGCAAGCTTATAAGTATTATCAATCGAATAAGCTTGTACGCCACTTGCTAAATTTGATGCAACTAAAATAGCCGCCCCAAAGGCGACTACTAATTTATTTAATTTTTTCATTTTGAATCTCCCTTCGTGGTGTCATAGACGACACCAATTAAGCCTAAGATTGTAAGCACCGTATTAACGATGCCTTGTACTTGGCTAGCTAAATCATTGCTGAATTCAACCCCGAAAACCTTGGCCACTTGCTGAACTAATACAATGACTAACGCCGTCATCGAAGTCCACAACACTTTTGAATGCCAATCTACTTTTTTAATCATTTGTTACCCTCCTAAACTTTTTAAGCGCTCGTGATGCCGATCTAATCGCCGGTCGTGTTCGTCTGCCCGTTCGTCCAGACGTTCAATGTCTGTTTTTAAATCAGATAAATTATTATTAAGTTGTTTAAAATTTTGATTAAGCTCTTTTATGTCGCCTTGGAATGGCGCGAAAACTGCGTATTTAAAAAGCAGGCTGATTAAGCCTGCTAAAAACGTTATAATCGCAATCAACGATGCCCACTCACCCCAAGTCAATCCTCCCAATCCGTGCACATGCTATTCCTCCATTCAACCAAATAAAAAGCGACTATTGTTTAGCCGCTACAATTTGTTCGTATTGTTCTTGAGTGATTGATTGATATTCATCCACAAAGTAACTCTTTACATATTCGGCAGTGTAAACGCCCCATTCATAGCATTGTTTAATCATTTCGAACATATTACTTTCCTCCCTTATTAAGTTCTGCAATTTGCGCTACTAAACTGCCGGTCATTGTCTGTAGTTGTTTGATTGCTTGGTCTTTCTTAGCATTTTCTGCTACTAGATTACCAACCATTAATTTGAGTTTATCGGTCTCAGTTGGTGGTGTTGGCTTTTCTGGCAATGCTTTGAATTGTTCTTCTGTTAGTCCCGTCCAATCTTGTTTAATTGGGTCATACGTATAAGGCCCAGCGATTTTGTGCAAAGTGAACTACTCGTCACTAAATTACATTTACATATGGATTATATATTTTGATTGTAACAGCATCTCCTAGTTGGTTCTTATTAAGAACTAACCTAAAGCCAGCAAAGCTTTGTCCCCCACGTAATTTGTAAGGAGCCGATGTGAAGTAGAATTGTTCCCAAGCATTATCACATTGTACGGTTCGAGAAAAAGAAAGCTCAAATGATGATGATGCATTACCGTCAGAGCTTAAATGATAACAACTTAAAGCATTACCAAGATTAATATTAGACTTGATATTAAATGCCAATTCTAGGATTCCCTTTCCAGTTACGGGTGCCATAAAGTCAAAATTAAAAACACCTTGTCCTGAGGCATCTATTTTGATCGATCTCCCCGGCATTCCCTGTGGAACGTCAGAATCAATTGACATCTTAGCATTCGTAGTAGTAATTCGTGGAGTATTTGAAAAGTCAGAATCATCACGTTGAATGGTATAGACATTACCAACTCCATAAGCAACGTTTGACGTTAAATCAGTAACACCATCAAGCGACGAATTCTGAAATCTATTGCGATGATTCCTACTAATGTCTTGACTAAAAGCAACTGGCTTGATTGCCGCATTTAACGATGTGTTTGTAATATTAGCATTTGCATTATTAGCAATGAAAGTCGTCTGATCTTCGCTTGTTCCGATCACATTATTACTAAAGTTGACTGTATTGACTAAATCCCCACAAGCAATAAGTGATTCTGTCGAAACTTTATTCAACCAAAAAACGCTATTCTTAATTTCTAATGAGCAATGAGTATGTTCTCCAGCAATTTCAAATATTGGTTTAATGATATTACCCGGCTCAAAGTGGCAGTTGTCAAATGAAATCAAATGAACGGAATGTGGATCTTCTGGATCATTAACATAAAGAACCTTACCCCCTTCCAAAGAATCAATACTACTATTTGTGACATGTAATTCTAAGACATTTTCTAAATAAAAAACCGTATCAGAACAAGCCGTTAGAATGCAATCAGTGATACCAATTTTTTCGCCGGAATTCGTAATGTTTTGTGAACTCGTGGCAATGAAACGATTAAGATGGGTACATGAACACCTGTTGAAGTCAAAAAGATAAGCATCATTACCAACAACAACTCCAATATCATAATTTTCAAATCCACATTTATCAAACTCAAACTGAGCGGCTGCTTGAAGCGGTGTCTTATCAGCAACAAATTGTTCATCACCGATGAAAATGCCTTTCGTCCCAGTCGCTTTATTATTTTTTTCTTTAAAATGAATATTTACAATGCTTCTTCGTACGCCAGCCCAATCTGCTGGTCCGTATAGAACAATAGCTGGATCAGTCCCAGTGTCAGTTAAAAGTGTTGTTCCATTTTCACCCGTTAATGCAAGATGTCTGATTGGTAAATTCACTGAATTAGTAAGCAAGAAAGTGCCAGCGGGTAATCTAATGGTTTTATCTCCATCATTAGCAAGAGCTTCTTTTACAGCTTCATTAAAAATTTGCGAAATGTCTTCGGAACCATCAGTCTTAGCGCCTCGCATAGCTAAGTTATAGTGATCATCAATTAATTCTGCAAATAGAGTATTACCAAGTGCCTCGTAATGTTTGTTAGCATCAGGCTTAGCAGTAACATAATATGTAGCAGCTCCCGCATCATTAGCCTGATAGTAACCTAATGTCTTAACTGTCATCCCTTCTAACAAATTGTTTGCATTGTTTTTCATCTCGCCTACTGTAGGGAAAACGTTAATTGTTTTGCTCTTGATTATATTGAGGATCATTTGCTTAAGCACATCAGCTTCTGCCTGCGTAAACAGCCCATCCTGCTTGATCACAGCTTCTAGATCACTGATCTGTTTCTGGATCGTCTGCAACATCGTCTGGGTATCAATTCCCATCTTGTTGAGCTGATTATATAAATCTTCAAACGGAGTGATGTAATCGCTCGGCACAATACCACTGATCACCTTGTCGGCCAATACCTCTAAGGTGAATTCAAGTGTAGTTACTGACTTTCCATCGCGCATGATGCGGAAGAACGCTTGCTTATAACTACCAGCCATTGAAAACGCTTGAGCTGGGAAGTCAAATCGGAATTGACCGTTCACCGGATCAATGATAACACTATGCTTAGCGTCAATGATTCTATGCGTGCCATCTGGCAGCAGGCCCTCAAACATAATATTGCAACCGGTCAAATCAAACGTCGTGCCATCTGGATTAGTCACGGAAACAAATACATATCGCATACCGTCTTCATATTGACGAGCCTGTAACCAATTCTTGACTCCTGAAAAGTCAATATTGAAATTTTCAACATCTTTGACAAGCGCCCGCCGATCCGCACCAATAACATAGTTTAATGTTTGCATTAAATCACTCCCTTATTTTTCAAAATCTGTGTTACTACTAGTTCAATTGTTTCTTTATCGACACCGAGAACAATACGATCGACCTTCGCCTCTAAATATTTCAGATCGTCATCGGTGACATAGTGTTCTGACAAATTTGTTGCCGGTATTTGTTCGATTCCTAGAGCAATTAATTCTCGAACATCTTTCCCATACATTTTTTTGCGAATAAACTCCGCTAATTGTTGAGGCGTGTATTTTTTTGACGTGTCAATCGGATTTGTATCATTATATTCAGCCACTAATTTGTACCTCCTTATTCTTGATTGTCGTGATGATAGTCGTCAACCTTTGCTTTTCGTTAATCCAACCTAATAAATCTTCTGCCATTTTTTCACCCCTTTACTAAATATGATTTCTTGAATCTGTCACTTGGTTGTGTACTCATATCAACTGTGTTTTCAGTAATGCCATCAACAACACCCTTAGACGTATATTGCCACAAGTCGTACGGATACTTAGGCTTGGTGGAGTTAGCAATTGTGCCATCGTTAATACCGTAACTAGGAATCCATATCATCGTTCTTCTAGCATCAATTGACGGATACAAAGCGTTGCTTACATATATCACAATCTTAGAGTCTGGAATGCCCAAACTATTAAGTTTATTCATATATGCTGTAACAGACGAAGATAACGTGCCTCTAGTTGAATCTGCTTCGACATCAATCATCCAGAAGCGAGGTTCTTTAGACGACCCAACCACTGCCTTAGTACGATTATAGAAGTCGTTAGCTTCCACAGTTGCATCAGATGGATCGGTTGCTGCGAAATACGCATATACTGCATAATTAGCACCGGCAGAAATAGCGTTAGTGATGTTAGTACTATACTTGGTATCTATATGAGAACTGCCTGATTGAACTCTAATAACAGACAACGCCAGACCAGCATTAACAACCTTAGACCAGTCAATCGTTCCTTGGAATTCAGATACGTCGATAATAGAACCTTCGTAGTATTGATCTCCAACTGTTTGCTCTTGGAGTTTCTGCACTTGTTCCTGAAGTTCTTTAATTAACTCATCTTGAGTAGATTGAGCCTCTTTGATGCTTCCGATCTCACCCAATTCGTTGCTAATTGTCACAATCTTAGCCGTCTGCGCAGCCACTCGACTCTTGATTTCGTCAATCGCTTCGCCTTGCTTTTTGATAAGAGCTTCATAGTCAGCTTGACCCAATAACTTATCCCCGATTGATAAAGTCGAGTTGAGCGGTTCACATAAGTCCAATGACTGACCAACAATCCGCAACCGTTCATCAATCCCCATTAAAGGGTTAATTGTTTGGTAATAATTACCGCATTCAAAGCTGTCAACTGTCATACCAGATAACAGGCTCAAATCAACAGCCGTTGCTTGAAACTGTTCCTTAATTTCTCGTTGGCTATCCAGCATCGCTTGCCCTTTCGATTTCAGGATGGCGGCAACTTTCACATCGTCCCAGACTTCGGAGTGCACAACGCGGCCAATCTGATCAACCAGCTTTTGCGAGATTAAAAAAGGACTGCCAGCGTTGACAGTCTCAATCGTTAATCTTGGTTGCGAAATATCGGACTCACCTTCTTCGGCTTGCATCGTTGTTTCAGCCCGTGCGCCCAGGGGCTTGATGATCGAGTACATTGCGCTGGGATCAATCGCCCTTTTGATGGATAGCAGATTGCTCGCTAATCGAATCTCTTGATTGCTTTGAATGGCAATCTCGGGCATGTAGTCGAGGTACAACCCGTCCGGTTCGTGGCGCAGTCGAATCTCACCACCGTACTTCGTGATCAGCTTATCTTTAATGGTCTCGTAGGTCGTCTTTGAGTCATCAATCGACTTGTAGACATTATCAGACGGGCTAGTCACTGTAACTTGCCCCAGCTTGATTTTTTTAAACGCATCAACTTGACGGTTATGCACATCAATCATGTGTTGCAAGAACGACTTCAAGTCGTTGTTTGCTAGCGCGTAATAGTCCTGCGTTGAATCGTGCAGAAACGCCAGCAAGCCTTCACAGGTGATTTCCTTGTTGAACTCGCCACTGGTTGCCATCGAATCGGTTGTCGGGAGCACACGGCCCTCAAAGAGCACCTGATTACGTTTGGGAATCGTCACTTTGACGAACGTCGTCATCCCATGAAATTCATTGTAATAGGGTGACTCTGGGCTAATGCTGAATTGAAACGAATCAATTGCATCGATGTCCCGCGTAATCTTAGCCGTTAAAAGCTTGGTGTCGTTCAGGTTCTCCGAATGGATTGTGTGCTCCGCGCCGTCCCAGCCGTTTCTTACCGTCACCCGATACATATTAGATCAACTCCTTATGCCAGTTAAATGATATTTTCCCCGTTCCAATGACGGTCATGGCAACTTCTCCAGTTGGCAGCATGAAATCTGGACTGCTATAAGTCCCAGCGTTAAGCGTGAACCGTTGCCCACCCATTTCAATCGTAAACGGTGCAGTTGCCACAACTTCTGGCGAGATAGTCGTGACCCCCATATTAAAGAGCGTGATTGTCCGGCTGCCGACAATTTCGAAATCCGTCACTTGGGCAATATCTAATTCAAAGTTAAACTCATCCCAAATATCGTTGCCCTCTTCCAGTTCATCAATGCGAAATGGGTAGCAGTTAAACTCAACTGATAATTTTCCGTAGGCGCGCATCTCGTCCCATGAGGGCTCTTTCTCGACTTCTGCCAAATAGTAATAGTTGTGCATGATATCATCTTTCAATTTAACTTTACGCCCTGGTGCCATCAACCAGTTAACGACCTGCGTCCATAACGAATATAGGCGCTCTTTCGACGGATCAACACCGTCGCGGACAATGAACGTGATTTTAACGGTGCGCTCCTTGTACGTCTGGCCACCATATAAATCCGAGATATCCAGAACGGTATTACTGAAAGGGATAGCCTGCGTGATTTTATTCTTTTCAGGCATACCAACTGTTTTATCTTGGACATCCAGGCCAAAGTCGTTGGAGCGGTGGCCATTAAATTCAATCCCGTATTGATACTTAGATTTTATTGTCAATTGCAAGGCCCCTTTCTTTTAACTGGCTTCGACGTGCGGTCTCAGTCGAACCGTATTCTTCATAAGCCGACGCGAACGAAGAGCCATCGACCACGGTACGTTTATCGGCAATGATGCGGAGTAAGCTAAGCATTTCCGCGTTGTCGGCCTGATTAGTTTCAGGCGTCGCGTACGCATTATAAACAGTCGGGCTAGGCTTCATCATCTGTGCTAAATTGTTGCCGGATAAAACGGCTGGTTCGTCAAACGCTACGGCTGGGGTCATTGATAAACTCAGCCGGTCTGCCATTCCAGAAACCGTTGCTTGCACAGCTCTAAACGAATCTTGCAAACTGCTATTAAAGCCGCCCATGATTGCATTACCAGCTGGGATTAAGAGTTTTCTATCATAACTAATCGGACCCTTATGCTCTTTAATCCACTTTGCGATACCGCCAACAAAATCTTTAACCTTCCCATAAGCGGCCTTTAAACCGCCAAGAAAGCCATTCATGATGGCATGTCCGGCGCTACTTAGATTAATATTGCCAAGGCTACTGAATACCGACTTGATTCCATTGATCACACCTTTAATACTGCCAGCTACATTTGAAACAACGCTGCGCATTCCGTTGAATGCACCAGAAACTAAAGCCTTCGCAGTATTTCCAGCGCCGCCTAGGCCACCGAAAACATTTTTAATGCCATTCACAATACTCATAATGCCACTGCCGGCTACTGAAATTGCTGATCTAATTAAATTCCAAGCGCTGCTTAGAAGTGACCGCAATGAGCTACCGGCAGAACCTAACGCACTAAAGACAACTTTAACGCCATTAATCGCACCACCAATTGCACTACCCGCAATCGAAACGGCCGATTTAATATTGTTCCAGGCACCCGATAAGATTGTCCGCAGACTGCCGCCAGCGCCACCTAATCCAGCGAATAGTCCCATGACAGTCCCAACCCAACCAGCTACTACTGTTAAAGCTGGGGCAATTGCTTGAAATCCGCTTACCAACAATGAAATGACAGGTGTTAAAATCCCAATAACAATCCGAACCGCATCGAAAGCGGCCGAAATCCCCATTAAGATACCTTTAAATACTCCGCCTAAAAAGGCCCCAATGACCTGAAATGCTGGCATTAAAGCCCCTGCCAAGACGGTAATCAATGGTTGCGCTGCATTCCACAATGCTACAAACGACGTTACAACGCTTGAAATTGCTGGTCCAACGATCCCCATCATCGTGCTAAATCCAGCTGAAATTGCTGGCACAACCGCACTAGCTAAAGTTTGCAAACCACTAAAATCAAGCTGCGAAAACGCTGTGCCAATCATCTGAACAACTGGCGTAATCGCATTAATGACTGTTGCGAATAATCCCGGCAGTTGTCCAAGCATCGTGCCTAACGTACTCGTTACCACAGGGGCGAGTGTCTGAAATATTGTTTGAAATGTCGTTTGTAATGTTGTACCAAATGTTGACACAGATGCCATCATACCGCTTAAAGCAGTTGTGACAGCACCATTACCGCCAGACATGCCTTGTGTTAATCCGCTAATTAGCTTCTGTCCACCAGCGACAAAACTAGGTGCGGCCGCCGTAATGAATGTGGTGATGGCGCTAGGCAGTGCCTTTAAAACATTCCCAACCATTGGAATGAAATTATTAAACAGAAAGGTCGACGTTGTTGCAGCTAAAGCCTGTAATGACGGCGTAATATCCTGCCCCAATGACATCTTACCCAGCACATTGGACATGGCGGCTTTCATCGAATCGAATGAACCGCTAAAGGTACTAGCAGCTTCTTTGGCGGTAGTGCCCGTGATATCTAATTCACCTTGCACCGCATGAATGGCGCTATACACGTCACTCAAATTACTCATGTCATATTTCTGACCGGTAATTTTCTGCGCATCAGTTAATAGCCGTTGCATTTCTTCTTTGGTACCACCGTAACCGAGTTTCAAGTTATCGAGCATGGTGTAGTTTTGCTTTGCAAAGCCTTGGTAAGAATTCTGGATATCACCGATATTAGTGCCCATTTTGTTGGCGTTATCCGACATATCAATCATGGCCATGTTACCGATGTTAGCCGCCTTTTCGGTGTCACCACCAACTGATTGAAGTAAGCTGGCACTAAAACTCGTGACGTTTTCCATGTAATCATTAGCCGAGAGCCCGGCTGTCTTATAAGCTTGATCAGCGAATCCTTTAACTTTGTCGGCGCTCCCTTTAAAGAGCGTCTCAATTCCGCCAAGCGATTGTTGTAAGTCCGCACCTTCTGAAAGTGATGATGAAATAATCTTGCCCAGTGTCGCACCAACAGCGGCCACGCCTGCAACTGCTGCTATCTTAATCCCAGTGCCAATTTTTGAGCCAGCACTTTTGCCGGCTGAATCAGCTTCAGGATCTAACTGGCCCTTAATGGCACCGCTAATCCCTTTAGCCGATGGCACAATCTGGACATACGCTTGACCTAGTTCAGTCGCCATTTGGTTCACCTCCTGTTATCAAACCGTCCCTAATACGTTTAAAATCCTCGCCGGAATCAAAAGTAACTGCCGAATTCGTAGACTGCTTTTTATGGGTACCCATAGCAGCATCTAGAATTGATTGTGGCTTTTTAGTGCCGCGCTCCGCATCTTTAGACCGAGACCATAGCAACAAATTGACTCCGTCTAGAATCCCCATCAAAACTTGCGTATTAATGGGGACCGCTTGCTGGTTCATCTTCAATTTGATGCGTGAATCGTTCCTCAAATTATACGAAAAAGCAGCCACCGTTGATAACGGTAGCTGCTGATAGTCGTATATCTGATAAGTCTCCGCGAGGTCGCTGATTAAGGCATCTTCATCTAACTTAATCATCTCGGCAAGGATTATTAGTTTTTTGTTTGCTTATGACTCTCAAAAATTTCTTGGATTTCATTCATCATTACTTTAGATGGCACAATGCCATCATCTGTGCGAACATGGTCCTTCAATCGCTTAGCACCATCGTTGCCCAAAAGTAAATTGATAACCTTGGGCAATTTCATTGGATTTTCATCCAGTTCATTCAAAACTTCAATCATTTCATAGTTTTCCATTCGTTCTTGTGAAATTGCATAATTGAAGCCTGATTTCGTCTTACCTTTAATCATAATTATTTAGCCCCCTTAGTTGTCTTATTTTCCGTTTCAGATACGGGCGTTTCTTATACCGATTCGGCTTCTGGATTAGTTTCTGCTTTTGGTTTTTGCATGTATTCATAATGAGTATTTGCTTTAGGCGTATCATCCGGCGTAGTTGATAAAGTCGTCTCATAACCAACCGCATCCCCATCTGCATAGGTAATATCACCCACTTCAGTGACCTTACCGATTGGAATAACAATCCGTTTCAAAATACCGCCCTTAAGAATCATATCGGCAACAATAACATGATCTTCTAATTCTTCTGAATTCGCTTCGATTGTAATACCAGTTTCCAAGTCGCCCTTAACGTTCTTATCACCATAAGTTTCTTTCAAAACAGTCGGATTCGTTACTTCGAGTAATGTGTATTGAAAGGTATCTACTTTTCCAGTTTGCGGATTAGCAACAATCTTACCACCCCATGCCTTAATTGATTCGGATTTTCCCGAATTCGTATTGGCCAAACCGTCTTCTGAAATATAGCCCAAATCCTTGTACGCTTCTGATAGACTCGTAAGCGCGTCAGTTGGAAGTGGCGTTCCTAATGGTGCTGTATAGAGTGCCCCGCCAATTTTGGGCTTGGCAGTCGTTACATTTTTTGAGTTTGGCATTAATAAGCCTCCTAATAATAATTAATATCAAATACCGCTTGATATCGGTATTCTTTGGTCTCAGTGTCTGTAAAATCGTAGTCGCTGTTGAGGCTGACACCGCCAATCACATCCAGTGTGATTAAACCTTCAACAACTCGTTTCAATTCTTCGTTTAACATACCCGCTTCATATTTTGATTGGCCGTAACTTTGAAATGCAAAAGTGCCGGATAATAGATGGTTCCGTTTAGAACCACCCGTTTTTTCGAAAATGATGTAGCTGGCTGGCATCTCGTTTTGACGGTCGGTATAAGTCGGCACTGACAGGTGCGCATTTAAAAAATCTAAGATAGTTACTTCAATCATCAGCGCACCGCCTTTAAGATGGTGTTGTTCTTCATGTTGTCACGCTTCGCCTTAACTGTCTTAGCGTGCACCATCGCATTGGCACGCGTTTTTCCAACATAAACATCTTGGGCGTAACCGTCCCCACAGCGTTTTCGAATACCTGTAGCTTTATCCGTCAAAATTGCCTGCATCTCGGGCAACTTTAGCAGCTGACCAACGCCAGCGTAATTAAGTGCGAATCCTTTTTTACTCATAACGCTCCACCATCACTTTCTTATTCCAATCAAGGGGGATAAGCTCGTCGATGCCTTCGAGTGGAATCCCGAACGACTTCCAGCGCTTACCAAAAAACTCCACCGACTTATTTTCCCAATCGTGGGTATCACCCTTAGGGATTGCCAGCGTGTAGATTGCTTTACGGCCCGTTAGATTAAGCTGATTGGTGATATCATCGGCCGATGCTGGGGCAACTAGTACGTTGCTGACCTTGACCAGCTTATCTTCGACGATTGGATTGCCAAGCGGGTCTTTGCCCATTTGAACCTGGTCAATTAATGTGATCGTGATTCCCTGTATCTTCTGCATAGAAGTCAATCACTCCATATCTTTGCCGTTTAAGTCCCAAACGACTTAACTCGGAATTCTTAATAAACATGCCACCACCAGGTACGAGGTACGAACCTGAGTAGGAGTAGCCAAGTGCGCTCTGGGTCATTTGCGTCATCGGCTCTTGATCAGTTGACGTCATCAACGTGCGCGCAATCACATCTACCGTTACCGAACAAGCAACGATGGCATAGACTTCATCAGATGCGACCATCTTGTCTAAATCCTTACCAACTTTGCGTGCTTCAAGTCGTAGTGTGTTTGAAATGACATCCAAAAGCGCAGTTGCTCTGGCTACTTCATCTTGTTCCAACTTACGCCACATGGTTTCGACGTTTTCAATTGTTGCGAACGGCGTCATGCCCTCACTCCCCTTGGCTCATCATTAAATCATAGAGCACTTGCTTTTTTGCCTTAGGATCATACTTTATGCCTTGTGCGTCCAATTCTTGCATAATTTGATTGCGAGTGACGCCATCGAATCCAGCAATGTCTTCACTAACTTCGGGCACTTTCGGTTCTTGTTGGTGTTCAACCGCTGGTGCTGGTGTTTCTGCAGGTTGTTCCACTACTTCAACCTCGGGTGCTGGGGCGGGCGCTTGCCCCACTCGTTCAGCTTTATCAATCTGTACCCAGTTGGTACCTGAAATCTTGCAATCTGTCATTAAAATAAAGCCTGTTTTTGTGTTTTTATATTCCATGATTAAGCCTCCACTTTAGGTTTGATAACACGTGAGAATTGGGTGCTATCCATGATGCCCCATCCGATAAATGTTTCTGAGCGCAAATAAACTTGGTTGTGGCCCTTTAAATCTTCGCCAGAATTATCAGGATCACCGTAAGGGATAACTTCCAACGGAATCTCTTTTGCATAGCCCCATTTGAACATGTTGGCAAAGTCACCGACAATTACCAAATCGTCTCCGCCCCCTGAAACCGTGTTATTAATATCTGCAGTTAACCCATTGATTGAACCAGGGTTAGCCCCCCATGCTAATTCAGGGAATACACGTGCATCATCTCGTGTCCGCATTGCGGCCAATGCGGCAGACATTACTGGGTCCATTGCCATCCCTGTCACAGTACCTTCAGATCCTTGAATCATACCAACAGCGGCTTCAATATTCGCATCTGGATTAGTCTTGTCAAAATCAACCATTTGTGTCACTTTACCATCGAAACTATTGTCTCCAATAATCGTTGATGCTGTCTTTGTTCGCGGATTGATGCCATGAAAGGCCATTAAGTCAATCCCACGTGCTAGCTTCAAAGCATAACCTTCATTAAATGCTTTTAAAATTTCAATTTTCCGTTCATCCGATGCAAACATAAATTCTTCTGACACCCGAGCGCCATATTCCACTTTAATTGGAACAATCGTTACTGGCGCAATCGCAATCCCACCATGTGTTTTCTTACCATTTTCGGCCACAATATCAATATCTTGGTCCATTGAAAATGTGAATTCTTTACTGCCATTGAACGGTACCGGCGTTTGTTGTGTCAGGATTGCTAATGAACTTTTCCCCTTCACTTTATTAACTAAATCGGTCACTAATTCTGGATCAAACAAACTTGCCTTTGATAAAACTGTCATTTTCTATTCCTCCATATTCATGTTTTCAATTAATTTTCGATAACTTTCGTTTTTATCGCTACCTTGCGGCCCTTCTGGGTTTGCAAGCGGTGGTGTTGGATTATCTGGCTTCATAAATCCCGATAAACGTTCAGCGTCCTTAGTGAGTGCTGCTTCATCTTCACCTTGTAAGCGATCAGCCAAGTCAATTGGTAACCCATGCTTCAATGCGACTTGTGTCCGTAACTTGGATGTTTCAAATCCTGAAATTTTAGCCATCATGTCGGCTTTTTCTTGATCAAAGCCTTTGACCTTTTCACTGGTTTCGCTGACCGTCGTTTGTAGGGCCGAATTTTCGGCCGTCAATTCTTCGTTACGTGATTTCAATTGATCGTAATCCGCATACTTCTCATTTACGCGGTCAATGCGATCTTTGATAATCTTGTCTAATTCCTCTTGTGTTTCGATTGTTTTAAATGTCATGTTAATGTCCTTTCCCAGCTTTTCCCGGCTGTATCGGTAATTTTTGACACTAAAAAACGGCACCTAATTGATGTCGTTTTAATATCTGACTTTTTGTTTTGCTTTAGGTTTAAACTCGGTGCAAGCCCAGTGTGCGAGCATCGCGCTATCCATAAGACTGATGTCCATATCATCGAATTGCGACCGATATCCGAAACCACCGTTGGTACCGATATTCCGTTTATCCGAGTTGGTCACGACTTTGGTTAATGACGGTTGCCCAGCATGGCAGATTGTCCGCTGGTAAATCCCGTTTTCCCAAAGTGAATTGGCCTTAATAATCTCTTTAACAGTTGGTAGTACGGCACCTTTAATCTTGCTATCACGCATGTCATCATCAAGCATCTTTTGCCCTGCAGCACCATCAATCGCGATTTTCGAAACGTCTGCCTCTTTCAAAAAGCGGATTATCCAGTGATTACCATTTCGAACCGATTGGCAATCGATTGTTTCGATAAAAATCTTGCCTGATAGTGTGCGGACAGCAATGCTAACGGCAACGTTGGTGTTGTCATTGCCGTACTTGATTCCGACAAATAACTTCCCCTTAAAGACGGGCATAGCCTTAACCAGCAGTTGACGCCAATCTCTTTCCGAGATGGCAGACTTCTGGTTGTATTTCGGCCAGTAGCCCAGACGTTGCACATTATGATCAAGTTTGTCATCCCCAAGTTCAGCTTCAATTTTCCGCTCGGTCAAGTGGTAGCCCAATGACGGATTCGACTGATACCACGCATCGACGTCGTGAATGTCGGTCATCTTTTCAACAGACCATTCCGCCCAGCCCGAATACTTGCTGTTGCCAAACAAGGTGCTTTCACGATAACTTGCGAAAACAGTCCCGCTTGAAACTGGGGTTGGCGGTGTTCCACACATGATGGTCATTGGGTTGTCACTATCGGTCACGGTATATTTCAAGGCTGATTCTTGTTCAGTGGTGTATTCTTGGGCTTCGTCAATAATTAGGATGTCAAAGCCTTCACCCAAGCCACCACTGGATGTCCGCGTTCTAAATTGAATCACGCCGCCGGTTGCATATAGTTCAAGTCGCTCCTGCCCTTTTGCCTTGATTGAATTAAAGTCGTCACCCTCGACGTATCCGCTCTTTTCTAAATATTTTTTTAGTTTTTCGAATGAGGAGTGTGACGTACTAATCCGGTGGGCAGTATGCAAGATATTCAAGCCCTTTTCGAGGGCCCACATTTCAACCGCGTAAATGACTTCAGTCTTCCCGTTCCGACGTGGGATTGAATAACCAAACTTTTGATGCGCCCATAAGCCGTCTTGATCAACGGCCATGATGTGTTCCAACATTTCAGATTGCCATGCGTAAAATTCATTGCCGGTTTTTTCGTAGATATCGACCGCTTTTTGATACATTGATTCGTGATATGGCAATATTACCGATTGAGTAGGATGCTGATTGCCAAATCGAACTTTGGTAGTCATGGCTCAGTCCTCCTTCAATCTTATCCGCAGTTTAACGACGTGCTTAGGTCGATTGGTGTGATTAAAGCTTGATGCACTGATTTTCAAACTTCTTGTAAGCATCAAAATAGATTTCGTCGCGATTACCGTTATAGGTTACTTCGTAGTACATCCCGTCGGTAACAGTTGTGCTAAGTAGTGCCTTATTATTTTGTAATGTTTTACAGTTCCAGACGACAAAAACACCGTCGGGAATGATTGGCGCCGCTGCATCAGTTCTATCGATATGCGCATTCGTGTAATCCGCGACAAGTCGTTTGCATTTTTCAATAAAATCTTGTGAGTTCAATTTTGTTTCCTCCTAATTTTTGGTATAAAAATAGCACTCAACTATGCGCTGGGTGCTGGGGTTTTCTTTTTAATATTGAGTTGCTTGCGTGCTTCAATCTTGGTTTCCCGTTGCGGATCAACCCACTTCTTTGACCAGACGTCTTGGCGACGGCCAGAACCTGGGTCATACTCAACGGTACACCGGCATCGTTCGTGGCGCTGGTAAATCTCTTCCGGCTTGTCAAAGTAATCATATGAACCAGCTAGACTACTGCACCACTTGCACGCCTTACCGACAACGCGCCGCGTAATCTTGGGGCGCAATCCCGACTTAGCTTGGAACTCAACATTGCTTTGCAACACGTCGTCCACAACGCTTTGGCTGAACGTGACAATTGGCTCATTTAGCAGCCACTTAATTTTGTCAAATTCCGGTTCACTAGAAACGCGGTTGATGATGCCGTCAACTCGGTCTTGATTAATGTCAGGCACCTGAGCACGCATGTGGATGTTAGCGTCCCGATTGAGTTGTGTTTGGACGTCATTGGCGTAACCAACAATTAGATCATAGTTTTTTTGCAACGTTTCATTGATCACACGGTCGGCAATGTTGAAATACATGCGGCCATCCGGTAGTAATTCCGCTGTGACGTTGGCACCCAGCACTTCGGCTAGAATCTGCCCAATCTCAACCGAATAATCATTGACGTCGATATACGTCGCCTTTTTATTTTTTAATAGCTGAACGGCAGTTTTTAACTTAGCGCTATTAAAAGCACGCTGATCAAAATCATTTCTAATCGATTCAAGCAATGCTGGCACGATATCATTGTCCACTGCTATCAGCTCCCTTGACGCCGGTTAAATCACGGATTGTTTCAGCGTTAATAAATCCAGGCAGTGCTTGATTGAGTTTAACAGCACCGTCGCCGATTAAGCTCAATGAACTGGCGTCGGCTTCAAATAGCGGTTCCCATTTTGGCGCTGTTTTACTGAACTGGCTCCTGTAATACGGTTGTTCATCCCGCAAGCACACCGCAACGTACGCCACATTTAATAAACCAGACCCCAGTGAGCGTTGTGCCTTGCGACCTGCAAGACGTAAGTTTTCATGACTAGCCTTAATCGCTTCAACGCTCGACGGATTGTCAGATGCAAAGCCCAAATCGTCCATTGTCAACCCGGACTCACCAGCGAAACCAGCAGCGGCCGTTTTAAGTTGCTCAGTAAATGGCGCCATTGATGAGGTGGTGAATTGCCCGAGTGTTGGACTATCATTATTTTCATCCTTGGTAAATTGGAGCATCGACGAAACAGTTGCCTTCCATGCATCCATTGGTTCGGAATCATTCGATAGACCGACAACATACTTTTGTGGAAATGAATAGAATTCCGCGGTGATTTCTGCCCGTTCCAACGTTCTTTTGGCATATCGCTGGTAATACATCCCGGCACGCGAAATTCTAGAACGTCCGAATGGTCGCACCGCATCTGGCCGATGGATAACCGGCACTAATAATGGGTGCCCCGTTGGATTCGGTTCAGGAAAGTCTGGTATGTTTGGGTCTGTATAATGAAATTGCGTTTCGGTTGGTGTGAAATAAGCTTCAACCACCGGATTATGGTAATTGTCTCGTTCCAGCACTGCGTAACCCTCAGTTAAAAGCCCCGTGATTGGATCAATAACGCCAGTAGCATTAGTTGCTTCGATGACCTGCAAGCGTGGCAAGTCGTCTGGCCCTTTCGAGATATAAACAAACGAGCATGATGCAATGAGCGCCGATAATACCACGCTATCAAAAAAGACATCGGGATTGTTGACTGCAAATATCTCATTAGCTTCGAAATCATCGTGCATAAACTCTCGAAATACCAATCGATCGGCCAAACTGTCAACGCCTTTTCCTGTCCAACCTAAAACTGAACGATACCGATTACGAATTGATTGCGGGATTGTCACACTGTAGCTATTGTCGACGTGCTGCATCGCATATTGTTTGTAACGCATTAACGAGCGCGCACGGTGTCGCTGTAGCTTTTGACTGAGGTAAACCTTCCCTTTTAATGCCATGTTGTCAACTCCTTTCGCATTCGCGCGAGAAAAAATGTACAGTGACGGCGTGAAGGACTCTGTGACTCGCGGTAGGGGAGTAACCCCCCTACCTTTCAGACCGTCAAAATGCTGATTTAACGCGCTTTGTAATTAATCCATTTTATGCTTTGTGGCAGATTTCTATTGCCAATCACCTTTGGCTCTTCTTTTTGAACGAACAACTTGTCGGACTTCTGTCGGTTGCATGACCAGTGCGCAAGCTGTAGGTTATCCATCGCTGATGGATGCCCGCCCTTGCTGACCGGAATGATGTGATCAATGACCGCACTCATTGGATCAGGTGCTTTGAGTTGCTTATCGACTGGCTGACCACAGATGCCACAGACTGATTGCGTCTTGAGGATTGTCTTCTTGTTGTGCTCAAAGGCAACACGATGCGGTCCCTGCTTGTCTGCTCGGATGGTACCACCTCCCTTCTAATTGTGCCAGGGGTACTTGCTAGACCAGGGAGCATACTCTACTGGGCCTCATACTTGCGCTGAAAGCTCAGTCGGTTCTCGATTGGATTGCATCGGCTTAGGTATTGCGCTCGTTTTACCTGTGCTCTGTAGTCCTCAATTGTGCCACCTTTAATAATAAAGTTGTTCACTCTTTTCTGCTGTGCCTGAAGCTTATCAGGGATATCATTGCGCGGTCTCATGTGCTACCTCCTAATTAAAGACAACAAAAAAGGCGCACCCGATTGGATGTGCCTTATCTGCAAACTTCTATGCTATTACTATAAACCGCCCGAATCAATAAAACCATACACTCTGTGAGGTCTCATAAAAGTCACATTAGAACTTCCTTTTATTCGTGATATCATTTGCTAAACTATTATTCATTATTTCAACTTTCGCCTCTATGTATTTTAAATTAGAGACTACAGTGTTTTGTTTCAATGCTAATTCTCTATAACTATCTATCTCAAAGCTATCTCCATTGTCTAATTGCGTTACAACTTCTCTAACCGCATCATTCAATTCCAGCATATTTTTCTCAACTAATTCACTCCAAGTATCATGTATATCGTCTTGTATAGTACGAAACTCCTTTAACGTACTCCCGCCAATACAAGTGATATACGCAGTAAACTCTGCAATATAGGTATTTCTCACATTATTTTGCTGAACAATCCGGTCTCTATTAACGTATGATCTAATTCCGTAAATATCAGTCGCTTCTGACAAATTAAAATTTCCAATGCTTAACTCTAGCCCAACAATTTCTTTTAGATAGTTAGTATTAATAGAAATCAATTTAGATTTATTCTTTACATCTTCAATTTCCAAAGCATTAAATAAATCATTTCTGCGCTGTTCTTTTAATTGAAAATTTGTATTTATATACGCAAATAGTGCCGCACCAGCTACTCCAATAATAGAACCTAGAAAACTCCCCCAGAAACCTATCCAATCCCCTGAATCTCCACCGTCACCCATAAAAGAAGGTATTTCGGCAACTCCCGCACTCACAACAATTGGAATTCCAAATACTGCGACAAACATGAGTATTATTATTGCACCGCTTATTTTTTCATCTTTCTCTGGAAAAAGTATCTTCTTTATGCAAATTACACTTGTAACAACAACGATAACCCCAACAGGTAAAACTAACATGTTTAAGACTCCTCAAAAAATAGACTTACTTCTCAGTAAGTCTACCGTAACTGGTCGCCGACAACAACTTGCAATTCGTACTTATCAGCATCCCATTTATCTAGAAAATCTAGCCTGCGGTGTAGCTCGGCGTGTTTCTTACGGATGTAAGACAGCGTGTAGTGCACCTCGTTGTCCTCTGCAATCTCTTCCAGCGTCTGCCCATCAATGTACTTCTTGCGGAGGATTTGCTCCTCAATGCCATTAAATGAGCTTACTAGCTCTCTCAAATCATGTTGAGCCTGGACACGCCATTGCAATTCTTGTTCCAGCCGTGCAATCTCCTCTTCAACTCGGGCACCTTTTGACCCTTTCACCAAGTGATCATTACTTAAATCACCACTGATTCGTCGACTTAGCTCCGCTTGTGTTTTCAAAAGATTCCACTTCAAATACTTAATATCATGATCGAGTTGCTCATATTCTTGCAACCATTCAAACCGTCTCGCATTAATAACCAACAATGCCACCCCTTTGTTTGGTATAATATTGGTAGGATGTCAAAGGGATGGCCGCGTTGGTAGCGCGGTCTTTTTTTATGCCCTAAAACGGTAGGTCATCTGGGTCAACAGTCACGCCATTATTGCCAAACAAGTCTGGCGCCGCCGTTGGGAATGGTTCGGTCCTTCCCACTTGTCGATTGTCGTCGTTAGCAGCTTGCTTCGATTCAATAAACGTAATGTCACTCACTACGATTTCGTTGCTGTAGACCTTTTGACCATTCTTTTCATAATTGTTGTTACGCATATCGCCGTCAAAGAGGATTTTTGACCCCTTGTGGAAGTTCTGATTGATTAGCTCGGCTGTCTTACCAAAAGCCTTGCAATTGAACCAGTCGCTCTCATATTGCCCCGATTGGTTATCCTTATAGCGGCGCTTGACGGCGATGCTGAACATAATCACCGTGCCATTGCTGTTCATCTTCGGGTCCCGGCCAATAATGCCGAATACGTTACCTAACTTCATCCCTCAATACCTCCATTCGCTGAGTAGCTTGTTCCAATAATTCAACCGCATCTTTTTTTGAACAGAGACAGCGGTGCATGATCATCGTTGGTGTGAACTTATTACCCGACATCATGTGAACAGCTATTGCCTGCACTCTTCGTTCCCTTGTTTCACTATCCATCATTTCGTTTTCAACCTCCAAAATAATAATCCCAGTACAACTGGATATAAGACCCATAACCACTTGATGGCGGTGACGCCTTGACTAGTTAAAAGCCATAGCCAAAATATGCTCATGTTGCTACCTCCGTTTGTTTGACTTACGCCATTTGATTGGTTTACGTAGTTGCGCTATATAAAGCTTGATTGCTGTTAGTATCGGTTTTAAAGCGTTTATGATTACTTTGAACACCTCTACGTTAAAAAAATCTACTACTGCTTTGAGAAACGTCTTAAAACTGTTCATAACGGCTTGTGCTGACTTGTCAAAGCGATTAGGTTCCATTTCTTTTACTTGTCGTTCGATTCGGCGGTGGCGGTCGTTCATTCGACCACCTCTAAATCGATAGATTCGATTGCTTTGACCGGGATAAGCGTTGTAATGCCATCTCGTTCAAATTCTAAATAGCGTTTTTTAGGAATGAAAAACCATTTATTTTCACCCAATAGCTTTCTTGCCTCTCGACATAGCGCATCTATATTCCCCATTACTTCGATATATTCTTTTCGTCCACTTTTTAAAAATACCGTCATTCCTATCATGCTGTAACCTCCATTTTTAAACTACCGACTTTAAACGCACGTAACTGGTCGCTCATGTTTTCAGATAAGACGATAGCGGCAACTGTCGCCTCTCCTCTGCTGGTAAACACTAACGGCATCCCATTGCTACCACAGACACATCCATAAGCTCGGATGACCGTGTATTTTTGCATTTCTTAACTGCCATCAGCACGGCGCACATTCTTGTAGCGCTCAATCTCCTCATGCTGGGCGACGACCCAAAGCTTATCGGATGCTATTTCCGAATCAAAATTGATTGTTGATTGCAATACCTTCACTCCATTTCTTGTAACTTAGTATTGAATTTTTTAATCTCTGCAAGTCCAATGTTTCTTTTGCCTGATTCAATCCGGACAATCATCTTACATAATTCTTGATCATCAAAAATATCCATTAGCTGCTCAATTCGCCTTTGTTCCTTAGTTGTATAGCCACCAAAGGCGATGGCGACTGCATCAACTGCCGAACCTACTGCAACACTTAGTCCTTTTAATACTTCATCCATTGCTAAGCCCCCCCTTTTAATCCACAAACCCCATTGCCTTGAGTATTGGCAATAGCTCAATCTGTTCACCGCATTCACATTGATAAGCTTGATTATGACCAATCATCGCATCTACTAAGTGCTGTCGATTGCACCCACGGCACTTAATAATCAACTGTATCTGATTACCTGATTTATATTTGCTTACTTCGGCGAAGTTTTCCGCCGCACTCTCAAATAGCTTGGCGGCAAGCGTCATTTGTTCCGGCGTGAATGGCTTATCTGAGCTAAAAACTAAACTCTTGGTTTCTGAATTAATTGAAATCTCCATAGTGGTATGCCTCCTGTCAATATTAGCTGCGCGATGTATTTGCTATTTGGGATGCTCCCCTGCCAAGCAATTCAGATTCACCCCACTTCAATTGATGTGACTCTTCAAGGTCAAAGCTCTTCTTGCTGGCATCACTGTCGTAACCGTACTTACCACGAGGCGTCATCCCTATATCTTGTTTATGGAACACTCGGCGTACATGCGTGTCACGATCCTCACCTGTTACTGTATTCTCCATAACACGAATGATGCTAACTTGTCGGTGCACGTTGCCAAAAATGTCCATTACATTATTCAGGATGTCGCCAATTTTTAACCGTTCATTTTGCATTAGTGTTGCTCCCTTCGTATTCAATGACATCTGCCACATAGATTGCGCCTATCAGCTTTTCAAAATCTTCATCACTCATATTTAGCTCATTTTGGTCAGCCTTTAAATCAGTAGCATTAGTCTGCCAGTCATCGATTAGATGACCTAACTCTGAATTACATCCCGGATTATCGCATTTTGGTCCATCATAATATCCATATTGTTGAACCGTTAAAACAACCGATTCGTACTTAGAATCTATTTTTAATTTAATTGGTTGCATCTAATCATCTCCACCCATCACGATTTTTACGTTCCTGCTTGTTGCACTGGTCTAACAAGTACGCTTTATCTTCCTCACGCCAATCCCAAAATTCTGGGTTGATAGCCTTTATTTGCTTTTCGCTCAATGAAACTGAGTGGGGATTGTCGAGGTCAACCCACGTTAAGCCGTTATCTGCACCTAAATACTTGCCACTAATGGGGTGACGAACCCACCATCTGCGTTTAATTCTTTTAGTCATCGCGATCACTCAGCCTTCCTGCTCTAATCAATTCGGGTTCGAGACAGAAATAGACTGTCCCGTTTGCATCCCTGATTGAAATGCCATCTTCGGCCACGTCGATTACTTTGCCCCGCACATCGTGTTTTGTTAGTTTTACCATCATGCCTTTGGTCATTCGTCCCTCTCCTCCTATTTCACAATAAAATTGCTACACGACGTATTTAGACGGCGGACGCACATCCACTGGCCAATAATCGGTTGTAGCTGTCTAAGGCGCTGGTTGGCTTTATCTTCAAACGGAATGACGTAGTTCTTCATGTACTTAGCAAACTTGGGTTTCTTGTCTTTGCTGTCCAGTAACATCACTTTGACAACGTTGCTATCTTTAAACGCGGCAATAACTAAAAACACGGGCCCGCCAACACTGCCTATTTTTTCTTTAAAAATATAGGTGCCCGACTCATTCACCTTAAAACCATACGATTTCAATAAACTTTCACGATCAACCATCTTCATCCCTCCTAAATCCGCCACATCTTCAAATAGACGTGCCAGCCTGTTCGTTCGTAGTAAAAAAATTCTATTTTCGATATCCGGAATTTTTTATACCGGCGTTCAAAATATTCCCGCCCCTGGTCTGGTTGCATTGCTAACTTTTCAATCTTGCTTTTGCGGTAGAAAGTGTCGTTGGTCGGCAACTTAAACGGTACTTTCAGATTGCGGGATGCCGACCAGCGCTTTTTGCCTTTTGGGTCTTTGCTCAAATATTTAAGCAGTCCCTCAATCCCATTTTCATTTGGTTGTAATCTGCGAGAGTTGACCAATCCAATTGGGTGCTTGCCTTTCCCCTTGATGCGCTTAGACCAAACATCTTCGACATCATCACGAGTCAATGCCCCAGATTCATCCCCGTTCATAATTAGATGGTGATGTATTTTGGTTGTGAACTCCCCGTTGTCATCCACTTTGTACTCACTCACTAGGATGTATTTCAATGGATCAATGCCCAACTTCTTACGTTTGTATTTCAGGCGTTTAATATAGTTGCCCACCTCATGCTCAGCCTCATCCACTGTTGCTGGTTCAAACTCCTCTGAGTAAGTCAAAGTGACATGCCAGTCACCCCAGCCAAAATTGCCATTGCCTAATTCCAAGAAATAACGCTTAGCATTCTTTTCGTTCAGATTCCGTTGCTTAGGTGCTGAAACCCGCTCTTTTTTTCTGCGTGCTCCACGACGAGCAACGTTCTCTGCTTCAATAGTTCTGGGCAATATATCGACTTCCATATAATTGCCACACGCTATCTTTTTTTCACGAATGAATACCATGCTTATTTCACTCCTATTCCCTGTTTCGTCATAAAGATAATACCCAATACAAGCCCGCTTAAACCTTTCTCAAAAGGCATAAGAGAGCCGTTTAACGGCACAATAAAAGCCCACGATTGGACTCGTTGACTTGACAAGGAATAATGAAGTATAATCAATTTGCGGTAGTTATACTTTAATAACTTGAAAGTCTTGCCCTTGGTAAGGCTTTTTTATTTTGCTTAAATTTCGAAATCGTAATTGTCATGGACGTATTTGACGACCTCCGCAATTGTTTGGCGTGATCCAAATAGTGTCACTTTAATCTGGCGGGATTCATCATCGCTAAAGCCACCAACTTCGATTTCGGCTTGAACATCAAACTTACTAAACACAACTTTGCGCATATCGGCGGCAATTAATTCAGCAGCCCGACCAGGCACCATATATGTTGATTGATTAAATGCACGACTCTTAATTTTGTCCATGAGTTAAATCTCCTTTTTATTTAATTCTCGAATTTCGGCACCAACTTCAAAACTTGGTAGCCAATCGCTAATGAAGCCCAACGCCTTTTTGTAGCTACCTCTCGGTGTGTTGGCGTAAATATCAACTTCAAAAAATTCTTTGTAATCTTTTGCAAAAGCACGCTGGACTTTAGCCCGGACGTGCTTATTTTTGTAGGCATTTGAATCTTTACCGCCTAGCACATCAATGATGCGAAATAATCTGAATCGGTTAAGTTGTTGATTCTGGCGTGGCATGATTGGATACTCATCTTCCAATCGTTTAACCTTTTTCACTAAGGCGTTATAGCCCTCAATCAGTAATACTTGTTGCTGATCAGGTGCCATGTTTGGACTAATTACTAAGCTGTTACCAGTCATTTACAATTACTCCTTCCACAAAGTCGCTCTTAGGCATCAATTCGCGCATTTCACTCGCCCACTGCTCAATCTGCCCAATTGTTTGGCTCAAATTGTCAATCACAGGATCATTGGCGCTAAATTGAGCGAGGTCAGCACTGAATACAACCGGTGCGACCATTTCAAGTAGCGTTTCGACTTTCGTTTTTAACTCTGCAAAGTCACGAATTGCAATCACCTTAGCTTCTTCTTTACGCTTGGTGTTGCCTAAATTGTCAATCTGGCGTTGTAATTCTTTGGCGCTAGCTGAATCCGCCTCAGCATCTTCAAGCTTCTTTTTCAAATCATCAATACGCCCATTCAGATTCTTTTCGCGTTGTGTCGCATACTGGGCAATCTCTTTGAGGTCTTCATAATCGGCTGGTGCTTTTTCGACGACCTTTTCGGGTCTGCTATCAATCTCGGCTTGCAACTGCTGATTATTTGACTTGGCGGCCTTCAATTGGCGCTTAACCTCTTGCAATTCACGCACAGTCATATCAATTGGTTCCTTGACCTCGCCACTTGCAAGTTCATGCTCTTGATGGCGTTCATCTTCTGGCAGTGTTGCAATCAGGTATAAAGCTTGGTAGCCCAAAGACTGATACGTGTCAGATTCTTCTAACACGTCGGCAATCTTCATGAAGCGCTCAGCAACACTGGTATTCATCCCGATTGATTCAAGCCACGGCATAAATTGTCCATGTGCCAAGTCGCTGTTCTTAACCTGGGCGATGCGCTTGCCAATCTCCCAAATCGACTTGCCCGCTTGGCGCTGGTAGCTCCTAATTTCTTCCGTAATAACGACTAAGTCGGTGCTTAACTGGTTATCGGTGCTTTCTAAGTCGTTCATCTTTTGCATCCCCCTTTTTGTCCCAAATCTCATCAAGCACATACATAATCATCTGATCAAGTTGCTCATTGGATTCAGCAAATTCGACTGATGCGACGCCATGAATTGCCGCCCATACTTCGACGATGTCATCGATGTCGCCGTGGCTTAGTCCTCTGATGGCCTCACCCAACCGCATCCGGTCTTTAAATGAAATGCCAACTTCTTCTTTAAATCGCTGATCATAACGAACCAGCAACGCATATTTCATTAACTGATGGCCATCGTACTTGATTGGGACGGCCATATTATTCGTGATAACTCTTTCCATCAAATTCACTTGCTATTCTCCTTTGTTTCAAAATAATCCGGTGTATGCAATACTGAGCTGGCAAAATAGCCAATTAAGACCGTCGCCCACCAGAAAGCCATGTCGCTGTGTCGGCTTACAATCAGCAACGCAACCATAATGCCGAACACGATGCGGTCAATGTTCATTAAGCGTTTTGTGTTTTTCATTTTTTTAAAAACCTCGTAATTTCTGCAAAATTATTGCGGATGAATTGCGTAAACCCCAATGATTCCATGGTATATTTGCCACCGTGGTATGGGTAATAAACGCAGCCACCGTTGTCAATATCCAATCGCTTTTTAAATTCAGTCAGGATTTTCTTCAAATCCACCTTGGTGTAGCCTGTCATTTCAACAGCTTTATTCAAATCCCAGATGACTTGCCGGTCTGCTTCAAGTTGCTCACGCTTTTCGGTGCTGATCAACTCAATGCCAGCTGGTAACTCAATTGAAAATTGTGGGATAACAACTTTAGTTCGCTCCATGTTTCATGCCTCCTAAAATAATAAAATTCAACTGATTAATAGCCCGCTGATTATTGTCTTTATATTCTTATTTGCTATACTCACTCTAGAAAGCGAGGCGATATATTTAATGAATCTAAATCATGATTGCGTTAGAGATTTAATGCTTGCATTTGAAGATGTTCCTTACGGCGAGACCCCAACTATGGAGTATTTTCTTAGGTTAGAAAATTTAAAAACTTATCCTATGGAGGATGTTTTATACTGCACTGAAAAATTACTCGAAGCTGGTTATATTGAACTACACCGAATAAAAGCTTGGGGTATGCCATTTGATGGTATTTTCAGGGAAATCACTTGGGAAGGACATCAATTTTTAGATAGCATCAAAAGTGATACTGTCTGGGAAAAAACAAAATCAAGGGTTAGTTCCACAGTTGGTTCAGCATCACTTCAAGTTTTATCCGCATTAGCCACTTCAATCACAGCTAAACTACTCGGTCTGTAAATAGCTTTATTTCAATTCCATCAACTAAGGCATAGGCAAATTGCTTATGTCTTTTATATTCCTTTCTGTTAAAAATTTGCTCAAAATCGTGAATATCAGCATCGTTATCGATAGTAAATAGTAATTCGCTTGCTCCGTTTAATTTCGAGTAAACCCAAATATGTTCATTCATCACTGATCACCTCCCACTGTTAGTAACGTAGCAATCCATTGAAATGGAAAAATAAATTTCAATTACTTAGTTACTGGCTCTTCGTCTCTAATTAACTCATCAATTGTCACATCAAGATAATCTGCAACTTTTTTTAACTTATCTACTGAAGGATTAGATTTGCTCCACTTTGAAATCGTCGATGATCCAAACTCCAAATCTTTTTCTATTTTATTAATAGATACACCTTGCGCCTTAGCAAGCATCTTAATTTTGTTGTACATCAATTCAGTCCACCTCGTTTTATTGGAATATTTTCTCATTTCTTATTGACTTGTTCGGAAAATATTCTATAATTAAGGCATACGAAATAACCGTAAAGCTCTCCAGCATTTACTTCATCATTTCGTATAAACTCAGAACGTGGGCTTATTCCGTATACCTTATTTGCTAACACACATAATATAACACGGAATATTTTCCACGTCAATAAAAATATAGTAAATTTTCCGAGGTATAAACATGACAATTATAGATAGAATCAAGGAGCTTGCTGCAGGACAACGTATTAGCTTAGCAGAACTTGAACGTCGAACAGGTCTTTCCAGTGGTTCTATTACGAAGTGGGGTAAAAGTTCACCTTCAATAGATAAACTTCAAAAGGTAGCAGACTACTTTGGTGTTACAACTGATTTTCTAATTGGAAGAAATGTCACATCTAGTAATGATTCAAATCCCGAGGCTGAACTTCTAGCTGCGCATTTGAATAAAGATTTCACTGACGACGATATGGCTAAGATTTTAGACTATATCGATATGATCAAAAAATCAAAGAACTAGTAACTACCATTCCGAGAATAAGTGATGTGAATTATATATGGATATGCTCGACTCATTGATTGCAGAATCATCTACAGAATTTGATATTAAACCTCGAACCGATATGCCCGCAGGTATTGATGGCCTATGTATTGGTAAAACAATTGTCATTAACGCTAATCGTACGCGTGTTGAACAGGCTCAGACATTGGCTGAAGAAATCAGCCATCAAGAGATATCTGTTAGTGATATTCTTAACCCAAATGATATTGAGAGTGCTAAACAAGAAACGATTGCGCGTCGCCGCTCGTTTAACCGTCTGGTGCCACTCGATAAGTTAGTTGCAGCTTATTGGCAATCAACAACAGAGTTTGAATTGGCCGAACATCTAGACGTCACCGTTGAATATCTATTTGATGTATTAGCTTATTACCGTGAACGTTATGGCATGATAATTATTAGAGATAACATACTGATCAACTTTGCTAACGGTATTCAGATTATGAAGACATAAAAAAAGCGCCCTACTTCTTGGAGGAAGTAATACGCAAATTGCTCTGATAAAAATATAAAAAGCAACAACTATAAACGTAGTTTAACATATTTGGAGGAGATATTGTGGTTAAAATTGGGGTTAGAAAGCCAAGTATTAAACGTTCAATCAAGGCGCGCACAACTGGAAAACTAAAGCGCTCCGTAAAGCGTGCGGTCATTCCTTATTACGGAAAAAAAGGTACGGGAATATTAAAAAACCCAAAAAAGACCGTTTATAACCGTATTTATAATAAAACAACTGTAGGCATCAATCCGATGTCTCAAATAAGTGCCTCAAAAAAGACATCGCATCCCAAAGTAAAACCTACCGTGACAACTAAGGCCCCCATTCAAACTGGTAAAGATTCCAATATAGCATGGGGCTTATGGCTATTATTTGGATGGCTCGGCGGTCACCGCTATTATCTGGGCCGAAAAGGTACAGGATTCATTATGACACTATTAGCGCTACTTACCGCTGGATACGGTCTAATCATTACTATTCCATGGATGCTACTTGATACAATTCGAATTAATAAGTGGCTGGCAGAGTATAAACAATCTCCAGTCGCGGAACAACCAACACCGGAAATCATCCCAGAAGTCGATGAAACTATGCCTGAGACAGCTCCAATCCCAGATGAACCTGTCATTGATCCAGTCACACCCATCATTCAGAAAAACAAACCAAATATCGTTAAATTAAAAAAAGACCTATACAATTTCATCGTTTTAGATATTGAAACAACTGGCCTATCTGCTGAAAACGATGGCATCACCCAAGTGTCTGCTCTGAAGTACATTGATAACAAAAAAGTTGCACAATTCAATAAATACGTAAATCCTGAACACGAAATACCAAAAGAAGTTCAATTTCTCACACATATTAGTCCAGAAACGGTGATTAATGAACCAACTTTTACCGAAATCGTGCCAGAATTGCGTGACTTCATTGGCGGTCTTCCCATTATCGGTCATAACATTAATTTTGATATTAACTTCTTAACGACTCATGGTTACACCGATAAGCAAATCTTTATCGAAGACACGGTTACCATTGCTCGTAAAAAACTGCCGAACTTAGAGAACTATAAATTAGAAACACTAAAAAAGCATTACGGCATCAAGAATCAATCACATGATTCTTTAGATGATTGTGAAACAACAGCTTTTATATACCAACAAATGCGCGATGGATCTACCGATAAAATCATCGCTGGTGATCCAGCAGAGCTGACTGAATCATCCGACAAACTATCAGGTTTACGCTTTTGTATCACAGGTCAGTTTATGGAAATGACCCGCAGTGAAATCAAGTTTCTCATCGAACAAAATGGCGGTCGTGTTACCTCTGCAGTATCTGGCCTAACTGATTATCTCATTGACGGTGAACAAGTTTATGAAGGCCTAAAAGATGGTGTTCATAGCTCAGCCGAATTAAAAGCGCAGGAATTCATTGATAACGGTGGCAAAATTAAAATTATTGGCTTAGATGAATTGAATAAATTAATAGCATAGGCACTTATCCTAAGAATGATATACCAACTAAGTTTTATTTGGAAAGGACATATACATTAATGGACAACAAATCTGAAAATAAATTACACGGTAAAGACTATGCTTGGCTAGCAATTGAAGCAGGTATTGCATCTATCCCAACAGTTGGCTCAGCATTACAAACCGCTTACTTTGGCGCTAAAAATGAAAAAAGATTTAAACGGATTGAAAATTTCTATAAAGAGCTTAGTGAAGATGTTGAAAAACTAAAAAATCAACTAACGAATCCAGACGAAATTTCTCAGTATTCAGACGAAATTTCTCAATATATGGAGAAGATGAATGAAATTATCGAGTCCAATACGACCCTTGCAAAACGATCAATGCTCCATAATGGTTTTTTGAACATTCTAAAATCTCCTTCTAAAATAAATTGGGATCAAGAGCAGTACTTCACTTCGATCATACCTCAAATTGATTTAACTGACCTACAGTTATTATTAGCCACAAGAAAATTAGAACGTGACAAATGGGCAATGATTAGCGACGTAGTTAATGTTTTTGAAGGAAAGTTAGATAAATTCTATTTAATTGGATTGTGTGAACGACTCACAAATTTAGGTCTGTTCGAAAAAAGATATGGAGACATTAATATGGGCTCTGACGGAACTATTATAGAAACTTACTATAGAATTACAAATCTTGGTAAAGATTTTCTATCATTTACAATGGACCCACCTACTCCAAGCAGTTAATCAACTAACTATTATTAATATAAAAAATAAAAAAGCACATCCCCTCCCGCCAAGAAGTTGGATGTGCTTCACAAAAAAAACGCAAAATATTGTGCGCTATTTGCGTACTCTATTTTAGCTTAAAATGGAGGAATTAACAATGGCTCAAATTTTTAAACGCGGAAACGCCTGGGCTTACCGAGTTTGGATAGATTCAAAACACAGCAAGTCTAAAGGCGGTTTTAAACGCAAAATGGACGCCCAACGTGCTGCTGCTGAAATAGAGCAACTCAAATATGATGGCGAGCTAAACAGCAATAAAGATATCTCTTTCGCCTCATACTTTGAAACTTGGGCTAATACGTATAAGATTGGTCGATTGCATCAGACCACCGAATCTAAATATAAAGTGGCTATCCGCTTGGTTCAAAATACCTTTGGGGATAAGCAACTAAAGAACATCAAAACAGCAGACTACCAATCAATGCTTGATATCTATGCCGAGACGCACGTTAAGGATAGCACTCGGTTATTAAACAGCTATTTTAAAAATGCTGTGAAGTACGCCATCAATGATGGCATCATCACTCGCGATTTTACATTTGGTGCGTTGATTGCGGGACTTGAATCCAAAGATGGTAATCTCAAATTTTTGGAGTTTCACGAAGCAGAGCAACTAAAAAAATTATGTATTGAAACTGGCACTTTCATGGCTATTTCAAGGCTTGAAATTCTATTCGGCCTTCTAACCGGATGTCGATATGGTGAAGTTGCCGGTCTAACTTGGGACTGCGTTGATTTCGCTAACCAAACCGTAACGATCAACAAGGCATACGACTACAAGAAACGAACTGGCTTCACAAAAACTAAAACCATCACATCAAACCGAACTATCTCCATCCCCTCCACATTAGCTAAGGTTCTCAAATCATTGCAAGTTCACCAGCGTAGCCAATTTCTAAAACAAGGCTACAAAAACAAACTCCAATTAGTATTCATGACCAACCGTCACGAAGTCCCCAGCGATACCGCGGTTAATAAAACACTCAAAAAAATACTCGCTGAATTGCAGACGAAAAACATCATCACATTTCACGGACTGCGACATACTCACGCATCAATGCTGATTGCCAAGGGTGTTTCAATTGATTACATCTCCGAACGACTTGGACACGCAAATACCAGCATCACTTACGAAGTTTACACGCATCTTTTGCAAACTAGCCGTGATCAAGAAAATGAAAAAGCACTCAAAATACTCAGTAATTTATAGCCAAATTCTGTGTGGTTTCTGTGTGGCGAGTGGTCAAAATGTGGCTATAATCGCTGTAGTTTAGTTTTAGTTTAATCACTCTAAAATCCACACAAATGCCTTTATACCAGTAATTGCACTCGTCACTCGTTTTAGCTTGCTATCAGTTTAATTGTAGTTCAAACTCCCGGGTGACGCATAGATAGCCATTGATAAGTCGTTATGGGAATGCTTAGGCATTGTTATAACGGCTTTTTTGTTTCTCTAAATATGATTATAAATCACTATTATTGAAAAAAAGACATTCAAATAGACATTCAACAAAAATAAACGCACGGGGCATATACATAACTTACAGTAGGCGGTCATCTTATTGGCCGTCTTTTAATTTTGGCTAGTGCTCATGCTAAGTCATTAAATTAGATCATTCAACGACCTAGATTAAACATAGGCCATAGCAACTACCAGTTTTTTATGTCATAAATTGCAACTGTATTTATTAAATAGGTCTGTCCAATTTTGGACATCCCTTTTTAGCCTAACAGGACGATACGTTATAGTAGCTTGTTTCATATCCGCCAAGTTGTCGGGTATAGAAAATCCATCACATACACCACCGCCCTGATTCAGGGCACAGGTTCTAAACTACCATTTCGGTACCCCAGGTTAAGACCTCCCATCTCCCCAAAAATGGGGGTCGGCCGAAAATTCGGCCCTACTCAAAATGGTTGATTCAAATAGTCTGCGAAAAATTGTGCAACCTCATTTAGAGATTTTAGAGCCCCTAAAGATACAACGGAAAATTCCATGCTACTCAAAACATTTGATACAAACGCTTTTCTCCAATTTCGGAGAAAGTCCAAAAAAAACTGGTGTCATCTGCTCAAACTTGAGCCAATCTATATCTAAGTTAATACTGCGCTGACTTTTCAGCTAAGTTGACCCACGAGGAGGCTAAGCGCATCCCACTAGAAACATATGTCCAAAATTGGCCACATCTAAAATTAACTAGAGCGGAATTTTCCGCTGTACTGTTTCTATAATTGGCTAAGTATCTGACGCACCATATCAGTGCATTAGATGCTGTTGCAATATACTAACTCATCTTTAAGGAGTCATCAATTCGGTGACTCCTTCTTTTCGTGCTTGCGACAAGAGAAATGCTGAAGTGGTTCCTAGATATTCGGCCACTTCCTGAAGCGCGTCAGCGCCTGGCGTTGACTCGTCCCACTTACTAATCTTGCCTGGAACAAAATTCAGATCGCGTTCGATTCGATAAATGGAAACGTTACGATCATTTGAAATTGATTTGAGTGCTGAATAAATCGACATTGATAATCACCCCCTTAACGCAAAAAATTAATATATTTAGTTGACGTCTAATTTGGTCGCGTTATTGCGACTTTTTTTCTTCCCAAAAGAATAGTAAACACAGACTGTTATAGGTATAATAAAATACGGTTACAAAAAATGAAAAGTAGCCCGTGCGGATTATCAGTCAAGGAGTGTTTTATATCACTAAAATTAGAGCTTTTTTAAAAAAAGAATTTTGGGTTTATTTCACGTTTATTATTCTAGCAATGATTTTTACAGCACCACTTTTTAAAACTACACAGGTTATAACATCGGGTGATGATTATTTATTTCACTTATCCCGTACATATAGTCTATATAATAGTATTACGAGTCACCATTTAATTACGGGGTTAGATTATCAATCTTTTTTTGAGAGAGGGACTGCGTTCAATATATTTTATCCATACGTAGCTACAACTCTTCCGGTTGTCATTTTTAAGATAATCACTAAAAGCTGGGTAATTGCTTTTGGATTATTTTATGCAATTTCAACGTTTATAACGCTATCTCTAACTTATAAATCTAGTAAATATCTAACGAAAAATAAGGTACAAGCGTATCTTTTTGCTCTTTTATATAGTTTTGCTTTCTATAGAATCATGGATGGATATTGGCGATTTGATATCGGCGAATATATGGCACTCAGTTTTATTCCATTTGTACTGATGACACTTGAAATTATGCTTCAAAAAAAGGATTATTCGAAATGGTATTGGTTAGCCATTGGGATGACTGGGATTATTTATTCGCATTTACTGACAGCTGTATTAATTTGTGGAGTCATGGTTGCTAGAATGTTTATCGGTTGGTTTAGTGTAAAAAAAGGCTTTATTATCGGTATATTAAAAGCAGTAGGATTGACAATCTTATTCTCTATGTATCAAATCATTACTATCGGCGAACAAATGCTGCATATAAAATTGGAAACAGTTGATAGAATTGACTTATCCGCACATGTTCCTAGTGTTACAGACTATTTAACAAATAGTGCCAATAACCAACCGACATATTACACGGCTGGATTACTTGTGATTATCATGGGTGTAATCGCAATTGGGAATATGTCCAAATTACGTGATGGAGGAGTGCAGGTGAAATCTGCGCTACTAATGGGCGCAGGCATACTAATGGTAACTACGGCTTCATTTCCGTGGGCATTACTGAATGGTACACCGCTGGACATTATTCAATTTCCATTTAGATTAACATCATATACGACCGTATACTTAATATTCGCAGGTACTTTCGCATTATCCAATGCACTTGAAGCAAAGGAATTTGGCAAGTATAATATTGCAGCCATTCTTGTACTAATTGTGGCGGTTATGAGCATGTTTACTATGATTACAAAGCAAGTAACGGATCGTGCAAATCCACAGGGAGCCCCAGATGTGAAATTTGATATAACACGTTTTAGAGATTCACCTGTGAACGATTACAGACCGGTTAATACACCAAAATTGGGAGATACAATTTCAAAGAAACAGTTTGCAATTAATCATGGAAAATATACTAATAAAATTAAATTAACGGCACAAAAGGATCAACTGGCTTTTAATTACAAAACGAATGGTACGAAAACCATAGTAGATATCCCAGTCGTTGATTATAAGGGTGTGGTTGTTAAAGATAACGGAAAGCCCTTATCTGTAAACCGAACAAAGCGGGGGACTTTAGAAGTAACGTTGAAGAGCAAGCGAGATCATAACGTTACTGTTTGCTATAAAGCAAGTAAATTTAGAGTTGCTTCGCTAATTGTATCGATTCTATCAATAATAATATTTTCTGGTTTTAGTGTCTCTAAGTGGTTCGTGTATCACTAATTATTAGCCGTCAGCAATCATATTTTAAACGATACCAATCTATGTATAGCCCTCAAACGAGGGCTTTTTTTGTGCTTATGTTAGTCAAACGACACCCAGACATTATTGGCTGTGCCGACTGGATGGACCGGCATCCATACTGAATCACCGTTGTTGGTTGTCCAGTGACACCAAACATAACCGTCACGGATAGCGACACGATCATAGTAAAGGGGTCATCAATTCGGTGACTCCTTCCTTAGAGCCTCTAAAATCTCTAGATAGATTAATGTTAGGTTTTGTTAGGTTTTATGTCCAACAAAAACCAACATTTTCTATTCTCTTTAGGGTGTCTGATTTGTACGGATAGAAATAAAAAAAAGGCATTTTGTCTACTTTTGTCTAGTTATATTTAACACCAAAGGCTACTACCATGGGTTTAAAGCTAATTCACGTAGGTTTACAGTGGATAAACCAATAGTGGCTTGTCCTATTCAATTACTAATCCATAAACTAGCCTGCGAAGTTTTGCGCAACCTACTTATAAACAAGCAACTCCTGATTATTATAGCTTTCGGCAAAAGCTAATAACGCCCTATTCTTAAACCGATTATAACTAGACCTGCTATACCCCATCGCATCCGCTATATATTGCCTTGTTTTATGACTACCGTCTAAGTAACACATATTAATAATGGATGCTTGCGTATCCTCCATTCCTCCTACAACCGTTTGGATACACTTTAAATCGCGCTTAGCTTGTTCGTGTAAGGGATGTCTAGTATTTACCGTGGCCAGTCGTCTAATCGTGCCATAGCTCTTTAACAGCTTTCTAGCGTTGTTAATACTTTCTTGCCGGTTTATTCGATCGCTGATCATAAACATTTCACTCCTTAAAAATTAATAAGCCATCACTGGGGTAAGACTCGGCAAACTCCAATAATGCTTGCTTCTTATGCTTTCTAAACGCTGATGCTGTTATGCCTAGTTCATCGCAGATATATGACACGGTTAGTTTACCAGCGCTTAAATACTGCATCTTTAGCAACGTGCCATTGATCCCCGTTAGCTTACTTAAAGCCACGCCTATGTATTCTAGGGTCTGCCGTGCCTCGAGTGTTTTAATCGCTCGTTTCTCGGTTGCGTTCCCACCGCTAAAAGACTTTGGTGTATGACTGTAAGAAGGACTTCTTAAACTGCTGGTACTTATTACAACGTGCTTTAAACGCCAATATTGCGTTAATAACTCATCTGCTTGCTGTCTACTCTTATCCTCGTCAATATCAAAATCAAACAGTTTACTCACATCCCAACTCTAAGTTTTTCTAAGTTCTTCCAATATTAAAAAGGGACGCACCACCGCTATTTACTAGCAGTAACGCATCCCTTTGGTTTTCCAATCAGGTATTAAACTAGTTTAGTCTTGTCGGTTCGTTCAATGAACACCACTTTACCATTTTGAGTTGTGACGGTTAGGCTTCCATAATCTGGTAACTGGTATTCCTTGCTTTGCTGTTGATCTGTAATGATAATTTTAACCATCATATCACCTCTAAATATCAATCTGCTTTAATGCTGTCAGTCTTTCGTTCATATGCCTTGTACGACTCTCTAGTGGCGTGATAGCCTCTGCCAGTTCATCTTTACTGGTGGCAATGAAATAGCCGTGCTTGCCTTCTTGTCTAAGTCCTCCGATAGGCACGGCATACTTAGTCACCAGTAAATTGATGCAACTGTAAACATCTCTCGTCGGAATACCTGTCTTTAGTTTAATTTCTTTGGCAGTTACTGGTCTTTCAATTCCTTTAGGGATCGCACTATAAACTAATTGCAATCGTTTGTTAGTAAAATTAATCATTGGTGCTAACCACTCCTTTACTTAGAACCTAGGTTTTATCAGGTTATTAACCAACCCCCCTTTTTTTAGGGGGCCAAGCGTTCATATAGCACGCTCAACGCACATCTCTTTTTTTTACATAAAATTCCCTAAATCGGAAATTCTTATCCAAGTTGATAGGCCCGCGAAATGCTACGTTCGGATATATTAAACGTCCAATTTATTTCTTTTTCGTTCTTAATCTGATAACCAGCTATTAACATCGCGCCTTTCATTGCACCATTTAATACATAAAAGCCAAGTGGTGTACGTTCAAAAATATGTTTAATCTCGTATGATGACCGATTGCCACTGAAAGTTTTAATCGGTTTTAGCGTTGTTAGCACCCAATTAACGAGTACTGCTTGTTCATCTGCTGATAATTCATTGAATAATTTAGGCGTGTTAGTTTCTTCAAATTCATGTCCCACCACTGGGAAGTCCCGTTCTAATAGGGATTGTCTATCCTTGATCCAATTAATCAAAGACTTGCGTTTATCGATATAATTATTTTTCACGCGGTTTTCCCCTTTCAATTAAACGTACTTGCGACCAAGGTTTGGACTAACAAAATAGCCTTAGTCCCTTACTGCCTGTAAGCATAACGTACCTACGTACTTAGTTAACAGCAAAATTCTTTTTATACGTTATTATAGTAGTAATATTTTATTTCTTACTACTATATATAATACTTGGTACGTTAGGTACGTTTGAAGCCTATAAAGACTGATATAATAACATTCACAAGACGTACTTAGTTATTTTTATTAGTTCGTTTACTAGTACGTTGGTACGTTCTACTCCTTTGAAAATAAGCCTTGTCGGTCATGCTCATTGATAATAATCATATATCTACCATCCTTATCCATATGCTTCAGCCTATCCAAATCGATACTGTGAAAGCCTTCTAACGGTTTTAAATCTTTTTTATTGTACTGCCAGCCAGCTTTTTCCATTATTGGTATTAAGCGGGTGGTAAACGTTCGTTGCTTTATTTTTGTTGGGCTATTATTAATGTCACACCAGCACCGAAATAAATTAAACAGATAAGTGATTGGTAAACGGGTGCTACTTAATTCAACTACTTCACTTTCGAAAAAATCTAAAATGCTATCATTATCCAAAGCAATTTCATAGATGGTTTGATTGCTCTCGTTTGTTTCGATAATTGTATCCAAATCAATTTGTAAAGCCTTGAATAGGATGTATTCAAGCACTCGTTTATCATAGATATATTTATCCTTAATATCGCGGTTCGCGTTGCCTGTGTCGTATTGGTGTAACATTTTAATGGCTCGTAAACGTCTTTTAAAGCCTCCTGTTATGTCCTTGAATTTAGGCGCGCCATTCATTGATTGAATGATGGTCGGTGTCATCCTAATACTTAAAGCGTCAACACCCTTACTTTCAACGCTGACCACATCCCCAGTAGTTACACTTTTGAAGTTCGCTACTGAATCTACATAGCTATTAGGGTCGTTGTCATCACCAATCACTAGGGCTTTACCAAAGATGGTTGCTAATTTAAATCGTTCATCAAATTCTTTTAGCTTTAAGCTGGCACAATTTTGTTCACCAACTAAATTTATTAGAATCTGTTGTAATGTCCCTTTACCAGTATGGCCACGCCCGTCATCAATTAAGAAAAAAGCAGTTTCAGGGCTGTAATTAGCGTTTACCGCGCTTGCAATCATCTGCCATATTAACGTTTCCTTATCTCGTTGACCGTCTGAAAGCTCGGTGACCCACTTACTAAAGCGCCAGCCGTGTATGGTAGGCTCTTTGGCATCGGGGTTATAATTTGTACTAATCTTTGAAATAAAGACGTGATCAGGCGTAAAAGGTTCAAGCTTATTGGTGTTTTTATTAAACACACCATTATTAACAATGATTAATTCTTTACGATCACTTAGGTTAGACCTTTTGGAGTCCGTTTCTAAATAGAAATAAGCGTCACGGCATTGGCGCATATTCAAATTTCTTTCCACGGACAAAATCAACCGATTAATTAACCGCTTATCCTTTATATATAAGCCTTCTGCCACATCATATATAAATAGTTGGCTTTTACTCGTATCGCCAATATTGGCAAAGTGGCACTCCTTCTCTAGAATGTCTGCCACAGCTCTTGAGCTCACTCTAGGCACTTTCACTTTGCCTGTATTTTCGTTGACCTCTTTATGTTCATCTCGCCATTGTTCGCCTAATTGCTGTAATCTACTGGTTAAACCAGCCATTGTAGTCGGCTTGCTGGCTCTTTGCTTTTGTAACTCTGATAACTGATCTAATTGCACGTTGCCCCCAGCTCCCTTCTTGCGATGCTTTCAAAAGTTCTTTCTAGTTCATTTTGTAGTAATGACTCGTTAGAATTACCATTGGCATATTGAACCAACTGCCAAGCGAGTCTAACGTCTACGCCATACGCTAGTAATTGACCCGTTATTTTTGCAGCCGTATCGTTTCTACGGCCAGTTTCGAAACCTAGTGCCAACGTTTCTATTAGCTCGGTCACATGGCTTCTATATCGCTTGTTGACACTGAACCCTCGGGATGTCTTTTTTATTTTGTTTCGTTTTAAAATAAAGCCTGTTAGCCACTCGGGCATGTCTGCCATTGGCTGTTTTTTCTCGAACGTGTACGCATCCCCATCCACTTGGCTCGGTGGTAGCAATACATAATTATTAGGGTTTGCCTTAATATCAACACCGTTCAAGAACGCAATTTTCTGAGGCAATTCTAGGCCCTCTGGTAGCTTAAAATATAAATGCCTGCCACCACTGGCGGTTTTAACCGTTAGCGTTTCAGGTAGCTTATTATAGGCCTCCTCAAGCACTTCCAAACTATGGTAGCCGTCTGCATCATCTGCATGGTTAATATCAATATCCAGTACAATAAAACCGCGGGTGGCTACTCCAATATTACAATCAGGGTTATTAGTCCACCACTGCTTTATTTTATCTGGGTTGCTAGTCGCTTCTTTACTGCCCTGAGTGCCTTTTAATGGGACTTTGCTGTTTGGCGTTAACGGAAAGACCTGTAAACCACGCTTGGCATAATTGAGCGCTTCATTTAGCAAGTTCGAGCGCCCCCTTCAAGTACATAGCTAATCTTGGTAAACTATCTTCTTTACAGAAAGATGATCTATTTTTACTATTAAGGCATTGCGTAACTTTATCTAAATCAATTTGTAAGGTCTCTTTAGAGTATTTGTTTGCTAAGTATTGGCAGTAGTCATATTTTTTATTTAACATTGGCTAGTTCATCCCCCAAATCTACTAGACTGTTTGAATGTCCTTGTACTTGCTCTTGAATATCATCAAGCGAACTCATTAAGTTTTGTAGTCCATCCCGATTAAATAACGAAAAATCTACCGCCCAAGCGTCCCCACGTTTATACTCATAACTAATATTTTCTAAATAGTTACCGATTAAGCCTAATCTGTCACTAACCACTGTTAGCTTGCTTGCGATTAATTCTAATTGTTCTTTTTGTTGGTTTAATTGCATTCTTAAAACCTCTCATTTTCAATTTATGGTTAATTTGATAAAATGAAAGGGTACAAAAATAGCCAAATACTAAGCTATATCGCTCACTAGAAACCGTCCAAAGTTTAGCTAGTGAGTTTTTTTGTACCCATTTTCATATGTATCACCTATTCAAAATCAAAGTATTTTTTTAAATTACTAGTAATGCCATAAATGCCAGCACCTGCAAGCATCCATATAAGCGCGTCTAACCACGTTGGTAAAATCGCCATACATTTACCGCCTTTCTGCATCCCAACTCATAGGGATGCTTTTTTATTGCTTTAAGCTAAGTAGAACGTCCACACTGCCCCGTGCTTTTTATAATTTATGATCTAAGATAAATTGTTCTACTTCTCGCTTATTAAATAATTGGACACCTGCCGTATAGTGGCACGGTAACCCCTCGGCAACCATCTTAGTAATTGTCTTAGGGTCAACCTCCAACCATTTAGCAGTAGCCCCCTTCTTTAGAAACGGCTTATCTAAATCACTATCACGGCGCGCATTCTCGATAGCTTCCGTTATAATGCTGTAAACTTGCTTTCTAAGCTCCGTATCTGCCTGCTGGGTTAACGTCACTTCTAGTGGCATTTTTAGTCCTCCTTAATCATAGATTGCATAAATCTATCGGCTTCTTGTCGATCTATCCGCTTTACTCCACCAATAACAGAAACTTTCAAGCCTTTATCGATCAACTTATACAAAGTATTGTAACTACCGATATTTAAATATTCTTTAGTCTGAACAAGAGTCATATAGCGTGGTATTTCTTTAGTCCGCATCCTGGTTACATCTCCTTTTTTGGAATATAAACATATCAACTTGTTACTTAAACCATACAACGTCATTATCTTACATTTTTTTATTCCTCTTGTCAAATAAGTTCACAAATTGTATGCTATCTATAACATATAATTCTACTAAAAGGAGACCCCTAATGATTATTTTTAATCTAAAAGAAATCATGGATGATAAAGACATATCTATAAACAAATTATCAACCGAAACTGGTATTAATCGGGCTTCTTTAACCTCAATAGCAAATAATGAATCAAAAATGGTTCAATTAGCAACTATAGAATCTCTTCTCGATTATTTAAAAATAGACTTATCAGATTTAATGTTAGATGTTTCTGATTCAGCACAAATAATTTTTAATTTTAAACAATTATCTAATTTTTCTTTTATTTCCGAAACTGAATTTAAATTTAAAAATTCTTCAACTAAAGAAATTCATATTTTATATTTAGAAAAGATTAACAGCAGCTATTATAAATTAACATTAGATTACTTATATAACGCTATCGATGTAGTTGATGACCACCTCTTACCAAAAAAGACTATTGATTACTATTCCGATATCAGTTTTACTGATAAATCCGACGTTATTTATGAAGCAAAAGATATTTTTAGTAGTATTTCAAATGAAAAACAACAATCGATTGCAGGTATCATTTTTGATAAGTGTATTGAAAGAATTTTTGATCCCCGTTATGAGATTACATCAGATGAACTTACATTATTTAATGAAGATATATTTTCGCTAGATAATATCTTTTTTATTGATAAAGTATTCGGCTCTGAACTTTCCGGAATATACACGTCCCATGAAGTGACTCGGAAAAATTTTACAGACGATATCCCATATAAACCATTTTTTGACGGTCCAGCCAATCATCTAGAAAAGCCCCTAAATATTGGTTTAAATGATAGTAAAATAATTACTCATATAAAATTTTATTAA